CGAACGGGGACTTCGCCTACGCCAAGGCAGCCAAGAAGCTGTGGTGGAATGGCTTCCATCTGTTGCACTTCTATGCGCCCGGCGAGTTCGACGTCGAGTCCGTCAGTCTTGAAAGATTGGGCTAACCATAGTATAATGGGGCATGGCTAAGTCCCCGGCATGGCAACGGGCCGAAGGCAAAGATCCCAAAGGCGGGCTCAATGCCAAAGGCCGTGCCTCCTACAATCGTGCGAACCCCGGTAAGCCGGGCCTCAAAGCGCCTCAACCCGAGGGAGGCCCGCGCCGGGATTCGTTCTGCGCCCGCATGAAGGGCATGAAGAAGAAGCTGACTTCCGCCAAGACGGCCAACGATCCCAACAGCCGTATCAACAAATCTCTCAGGGCGTGGCGATGCTGACGACTAAGAGGGATTGGGGCCGCACAGCCAAGGAGCCAGATTCACAGGGACGATTTCGGTGTAGCCGGTGCCAAGAATGGAAATTCCCCAAAGAGTTTAACAAGAACCGCAAGCAGAAAAGCGGCTTGAACTACTCCTGCCGTCCCTGTTCGACGCTTCGCATACGGGAATATAATTTACCCGTAAAGTATGGTATAACGGCGGGTAAGTTTGCGGAAATGATACTGGCCCAAGGCAGCAAATGCGCCTGTTGTGCCAAGCCATTTCAAATGGAAGGTAGCAGAATGGATCGGCCTGCTGTTGACCACAATCATAATACAGGGGAAGTTCGCAGTCTGCTGTGCGGGCGTTGTAATCTGGCCGCCGGAAACCTGTTGGACAGTTCCAAGCAGGCTGAATTAATGGCCGCTTATCTGAAGAAGTGGAACTGTTAGCATGTCGGACGCAGCCAAGCAAGCCCAAATGTCCGAACAGATGGCGGCCAACGCTTCAAAGGGCGCCCTAATTGAGAAGGTCGTATTCGCGGCTGTTCCGATCCTCTTCTCCTGCGTCGTGTACCTGATGACCTCCCTGTCATCGGCCAACAACGAGATCACCATTCTGAAGTCCCGCATTGCGGTGGTTGTGACGCAGGACAACCGGGCGATCCCGCCGCAGGGCACGACCATCGACATGGCCCAAATCCGCGAGCAACTGTCCAACCGGATCGAACAGGTGGAGCGGGACGCCGCCATTGCCCGTGGCAACATGACGCTTGATCGGGAGCGCAGCATGGCGGCCCTAGAGCGTGGCCGACTTGAGATGGCCGCTGATGCGGCTGCTGCCCGCGCTGCAATCCGGGCCGATCTGCTCCGCGCAATCAACGAATTGGAGCGGCGCCTGGCGCTTCTGGAGGCCCGCAATGGAACCGCTTCTCAATCTCGTTAGGACGGTAGCCCCGTCCATCGCTACTGCTGTTGGTGGTCCGCTGGCAGGGATGGCGACCCGTGCCATTTCTGAGGCCCTGCTTGGCAAGCCCGATGGTACTGAGGCTGAACTGGTTGAGGCGGCGGCCAAGGCGACACCGGAGCAGATGCTGGCCCTGAAGAAAGCCGAGCAGGACTTTGTGGTGCGGATGCGGGAACTGGACGTCGATCTGGAACGCATCGCTAACGAGGACCGCAACAGCGCCCGCGACCGGGAGATCAAGACTAAAGACTGGACTCCGCGCCTGTTAGCTGGTAGTATTACGATAGGTTATTTTGGTGTGCTGTTCTTTATGTTGCTGAATGGGCTGCCTACGACGGGCGGCTCCGAAGCGATGCTGGTTATGCTGGGTACGCTTGGCACGGCATGGGGCGGCGTGGTCGCATACTACTTCGGTAGTTCCGCCGGGTCCAAGGAAAAGACTGACGCTATGAATAGGATGGCTCACAAGTGAAAGACAACTACGCCAAGTGGTTGGCCCTGATTCTGAAGCATGAGGGCGGCTACGTCGATCATCCGGAAGATCCGGGCGGCGCAACCATGAAGGGCATCACGCTCGCTACCTTCTCGGCCTTCAAGGGTAAGCCCATGAGCAAGGAAGAACTGCGGGCTATCTCTGACGCCGACGTCAATACCATCTACAAGGATCAGTATTGGGACGCGCTGCGCTGCGACGATCTGAAGTCAGGCGTGGACCTGTTGGCCTTTGACATGGCCGTGAACAAGGGTGTTCGCCGGGCAGTCAGGCTGATGCAGCGGGGCGCAGGCGTCACCGAGGATGGGGTGCTTGGCCCTAAGAGCATGGCCGCCATCAACGCTATGGATGCTGACGACCTGATTGCCAAGGTGTCTGAAGGTCGCCGTGACTTCTACAAGAGTCTGAAGACGTTTGCAACTTTCGGGCGCGGCTGGCTGCGGCGTGTCGATGAGACTGAGAAGGAGGCTCTCCATGCCGCTTAAAAAGGGCACCTCTCAGAAAGTAATCTCGGAGAACATTAGCCGCGAAATTAAGAGTGGCCGTCCCCAGAAGCAAGCAATCGCCATCGCCCTAAGCGCGGCTGGCAAGTCCAAGAAGGAACCCAAGAAGTGAAGCGCAAAGTAAAGTTCCAAGAGGGGGGTGCCGTCGAAGAGTCGCCCCGTAACCGCCAACTCCGTGAGACGATGGAGAAGTTCGGGCGCGAAGGTCGCCGCGTCGGTCTGGCCGAACGTGCCCGTCAGCGCGAAGCCGCTAATCAGGCTGCCCGCCGTGCCGCCGCTGCTGAACGGGCCGCTGCCCAGCGGGAAGTTGAGCGTCTGAATGCGCTTCGGGACGTCGAGGACTTTAACCGCCGTGTCCAGCGCGGCCAGGTGGATGCGGATACGATGCGGCGCATGGGGGGCACAGAACTGCCGTCTGGCCGTCAGGACTTCACGACCAGCCCGGAGGGCACGACGCGCCGTGGCACTGCAACTGGCCGTGAGATGGTGCCTTTCCAAGAACCCGGTACGCCTGCCCGCCCGTCTGCTAGTCGCGCCCTTGCTGAAGTTGCGACGCCCCGTCAGATGCCACTTGGCAGCCCGCGTCCCCGCGTCGGCGGCAACATCGCTACAATGGGCGGTGCCCTAGCCCTTGAAGCTGCCGAGCCGATGGTGAATTATGGTCGTGAGTTCGCGGCCCGCCGGGGCGCAGAAGCCGATGCTCGTCGTGAACTGAACCTGATGTCGATGCGCGCTCGCACGGCGGATGCGGAAGGGGGCGACATTGCTGCTGATGCCGAGCGTCAGCGTCAGGAAGCTAACCGTCCTGCCCCGGCTCCTGCCCCGCGACCGGCTCCTGCCCGGCGTGCTGCCCCGGTTGCCCGTGAGATTTCTGCGGATCGCCTCAACGACCTGATGATGGGCGCCGAGCCTGCGAATGCCGAGGAACGTGTGGCGCAGATGCGTATGCGGCAGCGTCAGCGGGAACTCGAAGATCGTGGCAGCGCCTTCAAGAAGGGCGGCATGGTGAAGCCGAAGCCGGTTGCGAAGAAGGCTGGCGGCATGATTAAGGCTGCTCCGAAGAAGATGATGAAGGGCGGCATGATTGCCAAGCCCAAGGTTGCTGTTAAGTCTAAGGCCAAGCCGATGCCCTTTAAGAAGGGCGGCGTTATTAAGAAGGGACGTAAGTAACATGCCTGGTATGATGAAGAAGGGCGCCATGTATCAGGCTGGCGGCCCCGTTAAGAGCCCGATGCCTACGGAGCGCAAGCGGCGAGTTATGGAAGGTGGCCCGAAGGGTACGCCAGTCATGACGCCAGAACAGCGCCGTCAGGCTCGCAGCATGATGACCCCAGAGGAACGTCGTGAGGCTGATGCCCCGCTGACGGCCCGTGAACTGGAGGGCATGTCGAGCCGCTTCAAGAAGGGCGGCATGGTCAAGAAGAAGGCCGGTGGCGTCGTGAAGAAGGCCAAGGGCGGTATGATTGGAAAGGGGTGCAAGTGATGATGCGTTCGAACATGGGCAAGCAGGTTACGCAAGGCCCGATGAAGAAGAAGGCTGGCGGCGCGGTGAAGGCGAAGCCGGTCAAGATGCAGAAGGGTGGCAAGGTGCCGTGCGCGCAGTGTCCGAACCCGGCGGCTTGTCGTAAGGCCGGTCGTTGCCTGATGGCTGGCTAATGGCTAAGAAGCCCGAAAGTCGGGTGAACGAAGCGGGCGTCTACACGAAGCCCGGCATGCGTAAGTCCTTGTTCAATCGCATTAAAGCGGGAGGCAAGGGCGGCAGGCCGGGTCAGTGGAGCGCCCGCAAAGCACAAATGCTCGCTAAAGAATACGCAGCCAAAGGCGGCGGGTACAAGTCGTGAAGGCCCCACAAAAGTCGCTGGTCGATTGGACCAAGCAGAAATGGCGCACCAAGTCGGGCAAGCCGAGTACGCAGGGGCCGCAGGCTACCGGCGAACGGTATCTGCCCGAAGCGGCTATTAAGGCTATGCCCGCCTCGACTTATGCGGCGAGTAGTGCGGCGAAGCGGAAGGCGACGAAGGCTGGCAAGCAGTTTTCGAAGCAGCCTGCCAGCGCCGCCAATATTGCGAAGAAGTTCCGTTAATGAGCGAGCAGCGCAGGCCGAGGCCCGGAGAGCAGCCAAGAAGCGAGCAAGTGCGTCTCTCGGATTATAGGGAATATGTGCCAGCTTCGGCTCGCGCTTTTATTTCAACACTTACCGGTCAAAGAACACCCATAACAGAAGAGTTCTTTACTCCGTCAGAGTTGGACGTTTTGCGACGGGCCGCTGAACAAGCCTCTGCGCGGCAGTCAAATCAAATACGATATGGTGATTACGGTGAACGCGATCCCTTTGGGCAGGGTGCGCGACATTTACGGTCGGCTCTACTTGATAGGGGCGGAAGTCTAGCAAACACTTTAGGGATGGCCCGTGTGGATCG